AACAAATAGGTAGAAGAAGAAGAGACGACTATACGGATGGTGAACCACGTATACCCGTTCCTTCTCAGACACCGTAAGGAATAAAATATGGCAACACTAACAGTATCAATAAAAGAAGCAATCACTCTTAACAACATAGATTATGGATCGGAAAGATCTTTAGATATTTCTAGTGTTAATGAAATTGTTAAAAGAGTAGTAACGGCTTCAACAACAGAATGTGGTCTTATAGGATTTTTATCAGCGCTTAGTAGTGTTGGTGTATCCGCTAATAAAATTGGTTATGTTGCAGGAATGTTTGATGATGGTGATGTACGATATATTAGAATTACAAATTTAGATTCATCAAATCATATTATGCTAACTTTTAGAGATGAAGATAACACAGAATTTAGAATGAAAGTAGATGCAGGTCATTCGTTTATTTATCCAGGTGATAATAGTGGTGGCGTTGTAGATACAATGAAAGCAGCAGGATCAGCTTTGGCTTCAGGTCTTTCTGACTTAGTAGATATTACAGTAGACACAGATACTGCAGCATGTGATGTGGAAATTTTTGTAGGGAGCGCTTAATGGCATCGACATATACGGATATTGGAACAGAGTTAATGACCACTGGCGAGAACGCCGGTAACTGGGGAACAAAAACTAATACCAATATACAAATTATAGAAGAAGCGATCCGTGGTTATGTTGCAGTATCTATTGCTGGTAGTGCAGATACAACAGCTTTAACTTATACAGATGGTTCTACAGGAGATAGTGCGCGTAATGCAGTTATTGCATTAACTGGAACTATAACAGGAAACCAAGTTGTAACAGTTACAGCAAAAGAAAAAGTTTGGATTATAGATAATCAAACTTCTGGAGCCTATACTGTTCAAGTTTTAGTTTCTGGTCAAACAGGTGTAACTTGGGCTACAACTGATAAAGGAACAAAAATTTTATATTGTAACGGTACCGATGTTATTGATACAGGTATAGCATCTAATAAATTTGCACCTGATTCTGCTGATGGAGAAGCTCTTGGAAGTTCATCAAAAGAATTTTCTGATTTATATTTAGCTGATAGTGGTGTTATCTATTTTGGTAATGACCAAGATACAACTTTAACTCACACAGATGGTACAGGATTAACTTTAAACTCAACAAATAAACTTCTTTTTAGAGATTCTGCTTTATATATTAATTCATCTACTGATGGCCAATTAGATTTAGTGGCAGACACAGAAATACAAATTGCTGCAACAACAATTGATATTAATGGTGCTGTCGCACTGAATGGTGCTATTACTGGTGCTACTAATGTTACTTTGTCAGGTGAGCTAGATGCAGCAACCTTAGATATATCTGGTAACGCAGACATAGATGGAACTACAAATTTAGACATTGTCGATATCGATGGCGCAGTTCAATTAGATGCAACACTTACAGTTGGTGCAGATGATCAGGGATATGATGTAAAATTCTTTGGAGATACAGCAAGTGCTTATATGTTATGGGACACTTCAACAGATGATTTAGTTTTAGCAGGAGCTGCTGGAATTGATTTAGCTGGTGATATTGATGTAGACGGAACTGCAAATTTAGATGCCGTAGATATTGATGGTGCTGTACAAATAGATGGTGCAGTTACTGTTGGTGTTGATGGTACAGGATTAGATGTAAAATTCTTTGGTGATACTTCTGGTAGCTTCTTATTGTGGGATCAATCAGCAGATGCATTATTATTGACAGATTCCACTCCAATACAAATTGGAGATGCTCAAGATTTAACGCTTTATCACGATGGTACAAATTCATATATTACAAATGCAGTAGGTGCTTTAAAAGTAGCAACAGAAACTTCAGGTATTGCAATTACATTAGGACATACAACTTCAGAAGTAACGGTTGCAGATAATTTAACAGTTACAGGAACTTTAACTTTAGGTTCAGGTGCAGAATTAACAGAAGCAGAATTAGAATTTTTAGATGGAATCACTGCAGGTACTGCAGCAGCAAGTAAAGCAATGGTTTTAGATTCTAATGCAGATATTACTGGTGGTAGAAATCTAACTATCTCTGGTGAATTAGATGCTGCAACAGGAGATTTTTCTGGTGATGTTGATGTAGATGGTACTTTAGAAGCTGATGCTATTACAATTAATGGTACAGCTATTGGGTCTGTCTATGGTGTAGTTGCAGGAAGTTCTAGTATTGTTACAACAGGTGCTTTAGATTCTGGATCAATTACTTCAGGATTTGGTGCAATAGATAATGGAACTTCAAATATAAGATCTGCAACAATTACAGCAGAAACTGCTTTCGTACCAGATGCTTCAGGTGGCGCTGATTTAGGAACAACAGCATTAGAATTTAATGACCTTTTCTTAAATGATTCTGGTTCAATTCAATTTGGCGATGACCAAGACACAACATTAGTCCATACAGACGGAACAGGATTAACTTTAAATTCAACAAATAAACTTTGTTTCAATGATGCCAGCCAATTCGTACAGGGTTCTAGTGCAACAGTATTATCTATTGGTGCAACAGATGAAATAGATTTAACAGCTACAGCAGTAGATTTAAATGGTACTCTTGATGTATCGGGTAATGCACAATTCAGTGGTACAGTAACAGTCGGTGTCGATGACACAGGATTAGATGTAAAATTTTTTGGTGCTTCTGCTGGTGCCTACATGGAATGGGATGAAAGTGCAGATCAACTTAGAATTATGGGAGCATCTGCGGATGCGACTACTAGTACAGGTAAACTGCTTTTAGCTACATCTTTAACAGATGTTAATGCAAATGACGTAATAGGAAAAATAGAATTCCAAGCCCCACATGAAGCTGGAGGAACAGACGCTATTACTGTTGCTGCTTCCATTCAAGCTCTTGCTCAAGCTACATTTAGTTCTTCTGTCAATGCGACAGATTTAATATTTTATACAGGACATTCAGAAGCAAATACAGAAAAGTTTAGATTTACTTCTCAAGGAGAGTTGGGTGTCGGAGGTGCTAATTATGGTACCGATGGACAAGTATTAACATCTACTGGCGCAGGAACAGCTCCCGCATGGGAAGATGCCTCTGGAGGTTCAGTAACAGCAATAAACAATGCAACAAACAATGAACTTGTTACAATCGGATCCACAACATCTGAACTAGATGCAGAAGCGAATTTAACTTTTACAGGTTCTGCATTAACTTGTATTGGTACAATTACAACTGGAATAGATGATACAGGGCACGATGTTAAATTCTTTGGTGCTACTTCTGGTAGTTTCTTATTATGGGATGAATCCGATGATGCATTAGAATTAACAGATTCTTCTCCAATTAAAATTGGTGATGGCGGAGATATGACTGTTTATCATGATGGTTCACACTCCTATATCACAAATGCAACAGGGGCTTTAAAATTAGCAACAGAAACTTCAGGTATCGCAGTTACTATTGGACATACAACTTCTGAAACAACGGTTGCTGACAATTTAACGATTACAGGAACCACAGTTGGTACGAGTTTTGACTTAAATGGAACGGCAGATGGTTTAATTCTTGATGCTAATGGAAATACAACAATTTCATCACCAACGGATGATCAAATAGACTTTGAAATTGCAGGGGCTGATGATTTTACAATGACAGCAAATACCTTTACAATTCTATCTGGATCAACTATAGCTATTGCTGCTGGTGGAGCAATTACAAATGCAGGCTCAATGGCACCAGATATTACAAGTACTGGTAAAGCAGCAGTGTTTGGATTTTAATTAGGAGGAAAATATGGCAAGTGAACTATTCAAAGTAGCAGTAAAACCAACGTGTTCAAATTCAGAAACGAAATTGATAGATGGTGCAAGTGGACACACTTATGTTGTTCTATCAATTACAATTTGTGAAACGGCCGGGGCTGCCGAGACTTTTGATCTCTATGTCGACGATGACGATGGAGGAACAGATCATTACATTTACAAGACACAAGCATTAGGCGCTAACGAAACTTTCGAGCATACTGGTCGAATAGTTTTAGAAGCAAATGATATGCTAGGTTTTATAACTGGAGGCTCAGCAGATGTTGATGTTGTAGTTAGTTATTTAGATCAAACATTATAATAGGAAAATAAAAATTATGAGTGGAATAGTAGGAAGTTATTTTAATACTAGAGGCTCTGGTATTGTAGCTAAATTAGGAACGGATGGACAAGTCTTTACAAGTGCTGGTGCTGGTTTATCACAAGGATTTGAAGCAGTTAGTGGTGCAAGTGGAAGGATCGTAAATACAGAAGGACCAGTAGAAGAACAAGGTTCTACAAGTATAACTAGCACTTCTTGGATAGATTCAACTTTGACAGATACAATTACTCCATCTTCATCTGATAGTAAAATATTAGTATTTTATATGTGGGAAGCCAAACTTAATGATACAGAAGGATACGGAACTAGAGTACAAAGAACAATATCTGGTGGTGCTACAACAACTCATGGCGAAACTGCTAAATATAATTGGTACACGGCAGCTGGAACTGCAAACGAAGAAATAAGACTTTCGTTTATGCTACAATGGTTGGACGCACCAAGTACAACTTCAGAAATAACCTACACAATAGAAATTGCTGGAAATTCGTCAGCTACTGTTGAGTGGATAGCAAAAAGAATATTTTTATTAGAAATAGGGGGTTAATATGAATAATGGATTAAAGATAAGTAAAGCAATTCAAAAAATAAATCCTGACGCACAATTTGCAGTTCATAATAATTCTATTGATCAAATTGTTTGGGTAGAAGGAACAAGTCCAATTTCTAAATCTGACATTGAAGCAAAGCTGCCTGAAGTACAAGCTGAATATGATGCTGAAGAATGGAAAAGAAATAGACAAGCTGAATATCCAAAACTTGAAGATTGTATTCATGCACTACTAGATGGTGGAGATACTCTTACTGATCTTCAAGCTAAACGAACAGCAATTAAGGAAAAATATCCAAAATCTTAATAATTAATCTTACTAACTAAGGCTTTAAATTACCTAAATAATATTGTATATAATACTATGGCGGGAGATATCTCCACCACAGAATGTCTCTTGCCTTATTATTAGGATTTTTTATGCTACAGAAACTAGGATTTCATCCAGGATTTAATAAACAAGTTACAGCAACTGGAGGCGAAGGCCAATGGATTGGTGGTGACTATGTTAGATTTAGATATGGTACACCTGAGAAAGTAGGAGGTTGGGCTCAACTAGGGGACAATACACTCACGGGAAGAAACACAGCACTACATCATTTCGTCAATGCCAGTGGTATTAAGTACGCAGCCATTGGTACAAACAGATTTTTATATGTATATTCTGGAGGAGCCTTCTATGACATTACTCCTATCAAAGCTACAACAACATTAACCAACGCCTTTACAACAACACAAAGTGATGCAACGGTTACACTTACTTTTGCATCCGATCACAATATTTCTAAGTATGATATTATTCGTTTAGATAATTTTACTGCTATTACGAATTCTAATTTTGACTCTGATGACTTTGATGATACAAATTTTATGGTCACAACGGTTCCAACTTCTACAACACTTACTATTGAAATGGGTTCAGCAGAATCTGGATCAGGCGCTAGTACTTCTGGTGGTATAAGAGTTCAGCATTTTTATTCTATTGGCCCTGCTGTTGAAGCATCAGCTGCTGGTTGGGGACTAGGTTTATGGGGTGGTACTGTTGCTGGAGAAATTACGTCTACTTTAAATGGTGCATTAACTTCTGGTTCATCTAGTATTGTTCTAGCAGATTCAGGATCAATGCCGGCATCTGGAACAGTTTTAATAGATAGTGAAAGAATTGCTTATACAACAAACACTACAGGAACAGATACTTTATCAGGATTAACTAGAGGATCAGACAACACGACAGCTGCTAGTCACTCTGATGGAGCAACAGTTACCGATGCATCAGACTATACGAAATGGGGTGCATCACAAACAGGTGACATTGTAACAGCGCCTGGTCTATGGACCTTGGACAATTATGGAAATAAACTTATTGCAACCATAACAGATGGTGCAACTTTTGAATGGGACTCAGATGGTTCAACATCTACAAGAGCAACGATTATTGCTAATGCACCAACAGCAGCCGTACAAACTTTAGTATCTACACCTGATAGACACTTAGTATTTTTTGGAACTGAAACAACTATTGGAACAACATCAACTCAAGATGATATGTATATACGTTGGTCGGATCAAGAATCAATTAATGCATCAACTTCGTATGCACCTTCAGCAACCAATACCGCTGGTACACAAAGACTGGCCGACGGAACACGGATCGTGGGAGCTATAAGAGGTCGGGATGCAATTTACATTTGGACTGATACATCTTTATTCATTATGAGATTTGTTGGTGCTCCATTTACTTTCTCATTTCAACAAGTTGGAACTAACTGTGGATTGATTGGAAAGAGTGCAGCCGTTGAAGTTGATGGTTCTGCTTACTGGATGTCAGAGAATGGTTTCTTTAGATATACTGGTAAACTAGAATCATTACCATGTTTAGTTGAGGATTATGTTTATGATGATATTAACACAGTTCCTAAAAATCATATATATGCTGGATTAAACAATTTGTTTGGTGAAGTTACTTGGTTCTATCCAGGTAGTGGAGCTGCATCTAATAATAGATCAGTTACTTATAACTATATGGACTCAACACCTGAAAGACCTGTATGGACTACAAGTTCACTTGCAAGATCAACATGGTCAGATTCACATATATTTGGTAAACCACACGCAACAGAATATGATTCTGATGCAACAAGTGATTCTACAGTTGGAAACACGGATGGTGTTACAATTTATTATGAACACGAAACAGGGAACAATCAAATTAAAGCAGGGTCGTCTTCGGCTATTGCTGCAAACATACAATCAGGTGATTTTGATATATCAGCAACACAGGGAGGGGCAGATTTAAGAGGAGATGGTGAATATATGATGAAAATTAGAAGAGTGCTCCCAGATTTTTTATCTCAAACTGGAGATGCAAGAGTTACATTATTATTAAAAAATTATCCAACAGATTCAGAAGCTAGTTCTTCATTAGGTCCTTTTACGACTACAACAAGTACAACAAAAATAGATACAAGAGCACGTGCACGTGCTATATCATTAAAAGTAGATAATACTGGGTTAACTCAGCATTGGAAACTTGGTACATTTAGATTAGATATACAATCAGATGGCAGAAGATAATGATAGATAAAAGCACAAGACAACATTATGCAATACAAGGTGGTGGACCTAATTATTTAGGTAAGCAGAAAATGGTTACTGCTCCTAAGAAATGGAAATCATCTCCTGATCATGAAACTGCAGAACTTGCTTACATCACTAAAAAAGAAAAAGATATATTACTTGATCTAAATATTTATGGTTCATTAAAAAATGGCAAACCTAACCGTGGTCCATCAGGCATCATATCTCTTCAAGGAGATATGGGAGGCTGGTCTGGCGGCGGAGGTGGTGGCTCTTCTGGCGGCGGAGGTGGTCCTCATGGTGGCGGCGGTGGCGGCGGCGGAGGCGGCGGTCAAGCTGCACAAAGAGCTGCACAACAAGCTGCTGCACAAAGAGCAATGCAGGCACAGGTAGCTGCTGCTGAAAAACAACAAGCGGCACAAGCTGCTGCACAAAGAGCAGAAGCAGATAGACAACAGAGAGTAGCTCAACAAGCTGCAGCTGAAAGAGAAAGAGTAATAGCAGAAAAAGCTGCTGCACAATATGATCCTAAAGATACAGGCACTTGGTTTGATACACATCCTGCTACGGGAGAATCTGTAATGACTCCAGGATTAAAAGAGAAATTTACAGGTATGACGGGTATAGAACCCCTAAATACATATGAATATAGAGATATTGGAATGCCTGGTTTTTCAGAAAAAGAAATAATGGCGGGCCCTTATTCGTATGATTCAACACAACAAGCTAAAGCTAGAACTGCTGCTGACACACAAACTAGAATGAGTGGGCATATGTTTAAACAAAAACCAACAACACCAGATCCTCAAAACATATTTCGTCCTCAAAACATATTTCAAACTGGCGCAGTATATAAAACACCAGCTTATTATTCAGACTGGGATCTAAAACCTGGTCCAGATATGGTTGCAGGTCCTATGGGTTATCTTCAACAAGGATATCAACCACCAGCACCAGCAGGAACTGGTGAAGGATTAGGATCAATTGCAGGGCCTCAAAACATATTTCAAACTGGAGCAATATCACAAACACCAGGAAGAACACCTATAACAACTGGTGAAGGAACAGGCTACCAAAACATATTTGACACTGGAGCAATATCACAAACACCAGGAAGAGCACTAAGAACTAGAATTCAAGATGACAGAGCAGAAGACATTAGAAAAAGAGCACTTGGAGACATAGCTCTTCAAACTGATAAATC